CCGGCGCGATCCAGCCCTGACCAACATACTGTGCTTCATCATTTGCATTAAAATCTACTGCATTTTCGTTCACTGTATGACCGAACATTGTATCATGAGCCTCAAGTGGAACTGTACTGGTGTTCATGCTTAATTCTGCATAATTGAACTCTTTATCATACTCTGCCTGCACATCATCCGCATTCAGACTTCCTTCTGAATAGTTTGGTGTAACATTCATTCCAATCGCTTTACCAAATGCAAATGGCTCTCCATAAGTCTTTGCACCAGTTCTTTTCGCAATAATAATTTTTCTTAATCCTACATATGCCATAGTTATTCCTCTCTTTCTTCCTCAATCTCACATTCAAATATAAGATGTCTGATATCCGGGTTTGGATCGTCCATGCTCTCTATCTCCGGATATGTAAATCCTTCTCGTAAAAGCGCATCCCGAATTTCGTTTTTCATCTTCAAATAATTTTCTTCCACCGGGAGAAAATAGTGGAGTTGAATACGATTCACTGTCTCAAGTGGCTCATCATCTCCGAAAAGTTCACCATAATCATCTACATAGTTGTAAGTAAACCAATGATCTTCCGGTCCGGTATATACTCCCGGTGAATATGGAAAACCAAATATTTCAATAGCTCTTACTATGTGTTCCAATGTTGTCACAGTTTGTCAACCTCCCGGTCAAATACTTCCTGCAATTTGTTTATCACAGGTTCTTCCGCTTTTCTCACTGCTGGAGAGAGGACCGGCGTTGCTTCCTGCGTACTTGTTCCGTATTCAAGATATGCCATCTTTTCCATATTTCTTACACCTTTGGAATCCACTCCTGTAGGACGCACACTGATATAATGTCCATAACTGTTCATTCCTGCTTTTGTTGCTTTAATTGACTCAGCCATAGCACCACTGTCTTTATGTCTTCCTGCTGCCTGCCGTACTTCCTTTTCAAGAATCGGAACAGCTTCTTCCAGCATTACTGGAGCTATTCTGTCAATATCCAAATCTGAAAGTTCTTCCATAAAATCATCTATTCCATGAAGTTCAAATTTTCCCACGTTCCCGCTCCTCTCCTGTCAGCGAAATCATCATTGTCTTCTGTTTTCTGTATGTACGCTTTACTTCGTAAATTTTTCCGGTCGCAATATCTTTAAACATTGATTCCCCAGAATAGTTACATGCGAGAATTTCAACGGAAATATCTGCTGAATATCCCCGTTGATTTCCAAGTGTCTCATCGCTTCTGGTTGCATCTCCTATATTGGCCGGAATTTCTTCTGACATCTCAATTTCTGATTTACAAAATCCTTCCTTATCCTTCTCTGTTGTCTTTTTCTTTATAAAGCAGATGCTTCCATTCCACATAACATTCCCCTTCTATTCATCCAAAATTAATCTGGATACTTTTTGCCGGTATAATGATAAGTATCGGCTTGTATCGCTTCTGTCATTTCCAATATGCGCTTTCACATATAATGTTACTGCTGTAACTACTCTTGGATCTTCCCTTGCAAGTGTTTCTTCCGGTACGCCAGAATCCCGCATATCCATAATGCAGTCCCGCACATACAGATCTATGTCGTAATCATAGACTGTGACAGAGGATGCGATCCCGATCCTCTGCTTAATAATATCTACTTCCACTTATCATTTTCCTTTCTTCGTAGGATCGGCGATGACCATAGAAAGATTTACATATGCATCCGCATCCAATGTTTTGAAATCATTTCTTTCAATTGCACGAACCAGCGTCAGATTCTGTGTAAATGCATTCAGACTTCCGGCAGAAGCAATGTTGGATGCAAGAAGACTTGTACGCTGTCTGTCATATTTCTTGAAGGCTTCTTTAAAATCACCGCAGATCATTGGCAGCTTAATCTTTCCGTCCGTTTCTGTATTGGATGCAATTACTTTGTTCGGTACAGAAATAACCGGAACTCTAATCGGCCCTACCGAAAGTGACATCTGCATAACATCCATCGGATTCGGCTGAAGAAGATCGCGTCCTGTTGTATCTTTCAGCGTCGCAAGGAAGTATAAACCATCATCGTTTGTCAGAATAGAGGATCCTGCTCTGTAGGCAGCTCCCAGCGTTACGATAATCGCATGTTTTACTTCATCCAGCGTCTCAATCTCTTTCGCTGCTACCGCATTGATCAGATTCAGGATCTTCTTGTTTGATGTTGCATTGCTTTTTCTTGCAATCCATCTTGTGATTGTCTGCATAATATTCTGATCCGTATCACTTAGCAGATCATTTGTGAGTGGAAGCCAGCCACCACGATCACTGATTTCATAACCGATGCGTTCAAACTGCGGAGTATCCATTTCCTGAAGTTCTCCACCTTCCTCAATATCAGCGAATCCCGTAGCATCTGCTTTCTTTTCATATGTTCTCTTTCCTTTATTGGTCTTCACTGTTTCAACAGTAATCAGTGATTCTAAAGAGAATTCTGCCTGCTTCCACTGGTTAATTGTTGTCTGAATATCTTCCGGAACAATGTAACCTCCATCCGGATCAGATCCTTCTCTGATTCCACTTGACATTGCATTCTGCACACGGAATCCTCTTCGCGCTGCATTGGCAAATTCCTTGACTGCATCATTTTCTTTTCCCGGCTCTGCTTTCTTTGCACTTCCTGCTTTTGCCTTGTCTTCCATAGAACTTTTATCATCATCTGAAATATCTTTGAGCAGATCAAATTTTTTCTGCAGGTTCTGAAGTTCTTTTTTCTTCTCCTCTGCTTCAGCAAGTTTTCCCTCCCCTACAAGATTTCTCACTTCTTTCTTTGTGGCATTGATCTTATCCAGTAATTCAAGTAATTCCTTATTCATCTTTTCTCCTCCTTAGACACCATACATGTCCAGATCTTCTAATAATTGCTGTTTTCTTGTTTCTTCCTTGTTTTTTGCTTCCTTTTCAGCAAGTGCTTTCTTTCTGAGTTCATCTGTCAGACGTAACCCCTGACTGCAGTTAATAAAAGAAGTTTTTTCTTCCATTACACCGTCTACAAAGCCATACTCAACTGCCTGGTTCGCTGTCAGCCAGGTCTCCTCATCCATCATTTTTAAGATTTCATCCTCAGATTTTCCCGTTTTATTCACAAATGCCTGTGCCAAAGCACTATTCATCTGCTGCAGAATCTCTACGTTCTTCTGCATTTCACGATAATCACCAGAAGCTCTTGTCATTGACACATTGTGGATCATGATCATTGCAACCGGACTGATTACACAACGATTTGCCATTGCGATTACGCCTGCTGCACTTCCTGCCATAGAATTAATCTGAATCTCCACATCATCTCTTCCGTATAACAGCGAATAAATCTCCTGTCCTGACATTACATCACCGCCCCCGGAATTAATTCTTACAGTAAGCTTTTCTCCCTGCTCTTTGGAGTTCAGTGCTTTTTTCACATCATCTGGACAGGTTCCCTCCCAGTCAAACCAGTCATAGAACCATTTATCGTCATTTGGAATGATGTCTCCATTCACATCAATCACTGCCATCCCCTTCACCTCCTTTATATTGCTGACCAACCTGTATTGCCGGAATGTAATTTCCGTTTACCATCAGGATATCTCCTCCCGGTTTTGCAGGTTTATCTTCATATTCTCTTGCTTCGTTCAGTGTATAAATTCCATTATTCACAGCTTTTGCAAGATTCTCCATCTTTGTCTTGCTGTCTGTCCTTAAGATCGCCCGCTCGTTAAATTTATAAAAATAACCATCTGCCTGTTTCTTTAGCGTAAGCACTTTATAATTGATCTCTTCTTCATACATTTTTAAGCGATATGCCATTGTATCAACTAAAAAAGCCAGCTGCTGCGTTTCACTGTTCGCATAGCTGGATTTTTCATAATTATTGATCTGATTCGGTTTGATTCCAAATGCCCCCGCAATCTGAAGTGCACTATATTTCTTCAATTCAAAGAACTGTGCATCTGTAAGCGACATCTTCAATGGAGTAAGTGTCAGTCCCAATGGAACCGGAATTACTTTCCCCGCATTCTCAGGTCCTGACAGTTTATCAGCAAATTTTCTTTTTAACCTTTTCACTCTATCATCATCAAGATCTCCTGTGTACTGCATGGCCATACTCGCTGTAAGTCCCTGTTCATAGAGTTTATTCATGAACCTCTGGCTCTCCAGTGCACCGCCCACTGTATCTTTCAAGATTTTCCTTACCGGCTCTCCTGTGATTCCATCTAAACTGTACCATGTTTTAAAGTGCATCACTTCTTCGCTCTGAAAAATATACAGCTCTCCATCCTCCGGATCTGTGTACTGATAATATATTTTCCCTTTATTACCAAACACACCTGAATCATCCATCAGAACCGTAACATAACAGCTCTGCATGAGCCACAGATCTTTGATCTTATAATCGCCACCATAACTTCCGTTTTTTTCAAGACCGCCCCTGATCCATACATACCCATTTCCATAGTGTTGGCAGTTCATCTCTACTGCCGTCCATAATGTAGTAGGTGTCATGATTGGATTTGGTCTCACTGTCAGAAGCCTCGTCACCTCATCCGGATCTGCCCTGATCCTTCCCTGTTCCGTATCCTGATAATACTTTATGGGCATCTTTCCAATGGTCTCACTTAGCATCTTCATACAAGTGTAATAAGTGACCTCACTAATCAGCTGTCTGTCCCGTGTATCAATACCAAGCCATGTTAATAGTTCCTCATCATTTGCACTGAGAGAAGGTCTTGTCAATACATTCCATGCCCGCTTTATTCTATTCAACATCTCCATTTCTACCAATCACTCTCCAAATATTCATCTATTGATTTCAGGAAACTTTGTGTAAACTCATGATATAGTGCCAGTTTATAAGCACAGAGAATGGCATCTACAGGGTCAATTCTCTGCGTTGTAGCATCTTTATCAATCTTGATCAATCCCTGATTCTTCCGGATTACTGCATTGCTCATTGCAAAATTTAATAACGGATTGTAGGTGTAGATAATATTGCCACTGTAAACTTGTTCCCTAAATCCCTGCGTTGATTCATTCAAAGATTTATGGCTTTGATACACTTCCTCTACCTCATAACCTTCATCTGAAAGATCCATCATCAGCTTCGCAGCATTTGCTGGATCAAAGCATAAGCACTCAATGTTCCACTCATGTTCCTTGCAAATGTCTTTGACATATTTCATGACTGCATTCTGATCAACAATAGGTGTATCCGTCACTGTCAGGAGATTCATTCTTTCCCATGCATCGTAATCTGCTTTATCTTTCCTTTTTCTCTCGGTTAGTTTCTCTCGGTTTGGGATAAACGAATGAGAATAAACAATGTATTTGATAATTTTTTCTCCTTCTGCATCCTTTTCTTCTGATTTGAATGGAAGGATGAATGCCACAGAAGTTAAGTCTATCTTAGCCGACATATCAAAGCCAACATAAACGCTCATTCCTTTTGTATCTACCGGAAGCTTATCTACCTGGCAGGCTTTCCATTTTGCCATATCCATGTAGCCATTCTCCTGTGCCTGGACCCACACATTTAAACATTTTGTAAGAAATGCAGTCATATGCTCCGGAATTTCTTTAGCGATCTTATACTCTCCACGGATCTTATCTATACCTTCATCGTAAGTCATTCTGATTGGATTTGCCTTCTTCCAAAGTTCTTCATTCTCCAGGTTATCCAGATTTCTATAATCTTCCTCATCCATCTCGCAGATATCTATAAGATACTCTTCATTCTCTACATCTACATTCGGATCCAGGACTTTACTGCAATAAGTATATTCTGTAACATAGCATGGATAGGTCAAATCCACTCCTGCTGTCGTAATAATCATCAGCAATGGCTCTTTCGTATTAGAACCAAGTCCAAGATCATAAAACTCTGTTGTTGGATGCTGATGATATTCATCAATGATTAATCCGGCCGGGTTCGTTCCATCTCCTGACTTTCCATCCTCTTTACTCAATGCCTTGATGAAGCTACCTGTCTTTGCATGCTTTATTTCGTCACGTTTGATATCAAATTTCTGTCTAAGAAGTGAACCTCGAAGCATTAACTCTGCTTCATTAAAAACAATTTTAGACTGATCGCGCTTAACACCTGCTGTATACTCTTCGCATACCTCATTATTCTTCGTTGCTGTCACCGAAATTTCATAAAGTGCAATGCCCGCTTCTTCCTGAGACTTTGCATTCTTTCTCGCTACTTCTGTAAAGCTCTTCTTAAATCTTCGATAACCGTTCTTCTTTCTTCTCCAGCCATACAACTGACAAATTCTAAATTTTTGCCAATCTGTCAAAATAATTGGTTGCCCAGCAAGTACACCTTTGGAATGTCGTAAAAGAGCAAACCAATCAACAATATTCTGGGCGGATTCTTCGCTCCAATAAAATGGATAATCCGGATTATTTTCAAATTGTTCTGCATCTTTTAAGAATCTTTCGCATGCCCATTTATGTTTTTTACAGCTGATAATCTCTCCAGATATACAATTTTTCGCATATTTTTTTATGTTTTCATACTGATTCATTAGATAGCTCCAAACTTCCTTTCCAAATTATCCTCTGATTTATCAACCTTGTGTACTGCTGCCTTTAGCCTGGAATCTATTGTCATCCCGCAGAGGCTTGCGAACTTTCGCATCTCGGCAGCATAGTTTGTCTGAATCGATATCAATGGATTCTTTACAACAATTGTTCCTGTCCGTGTCTCACGTTCTACACAATACGGCTGATCCTTTAATTGCTTTGTAGTCTCCACATAATTTGCATAAGCATTACAATAACAAGCAAGATTCACATAATCGAGATTTCCAACAATTTCTATT